TGGGATACCCATTACAGCAGGAACAGCAACACCAGCAGCAATAGCACTACCTGCCATTGCACCTTGACTTCGTGCGCCAGCGTCCGCCACTAAACACTCTGCTTCTTTTGCAGTCAACTTTCCCTCGCTGTCTAAAGCACCTCCCATATTACGAGTGCCTTCCATAGTGAACTGATCGCTACGATACTCACGACGGTTTTCATATTTCTTGCCGCCAAAGAAACCACTTTGATTTTTCTGAAATTCTAAGGATCTATCAGACTGTAGAATTTTAGGATCGTTTGCACGATACTCAATTTCATATCCATCCTTACCTGCTTTGATAGTATAGGATGAATAATCTCCACGGGGGATATTAATCGTAGGAACCTGAGGGAGTTTTGGTTCTTCTGGTCTATGAATTACATAACCCAACAAACCAATATGTGCCAAGGCAAAGAGTCCACCTAGTGTCAGTGCAATCGTTTTGACTGGTGACTTGCTTGGTACTTGCGCGGTGACTTGCTCGGTAGCATATTTTTGTGCTAACTCTTCTGGATTTGTCATGGCAATCTAATGGCAGGACCAGTTGCAGCTGGCAGGGAAGGAATAGCACCACCAGTAGCACTAGGAAGTTCTGGCATTGCTGCATCCATCATCCCAGGAAGTTGTCCTGCAATTGCTTCTGCTGCTGCGCCAGCAACTTGTCCCTTTACGTTCTCAATAATAGAATCTTTATTAAGATATACTGCAGCACCACCACCAACAATACCAGCAGTTCCTACGAATGATAGCAGTGCTAAAACGTTAATTACTTTTTGCATTTTGTTCTCCGTTACATTTTGTATGAGTCGTCAGTAGAAATTTTGATTGGTCCCTGCTCAAGACGAATAGTCTGTGAAGGTGCAGTCTGTGCTGCTTTCTCAATCAATCTTTCCATCTGTTCTTTGGTAATACCACCAGTAGATCCTCCACCTTCTCCTGCTTTCTTCGCTGCCTGGACACCAAAAGTAGCCAAAACTCCAGTGAAGACGCTGGCTATAAAAGTGGGATCTAGTTTTTGTTCAGGAATTCCAAGTGCTGGTGGAAGTTTGATGTATGCCAGCGTGAGTATTCCGCCAGACCAAACAAGGATGCCGAGCCTAACAAAAGTAGACAGAATAGCAAGCTGTTCTTCTTTGTCATCTGCTGCCTCCTTAATTTTACCGAGAAGACCTTTCTTCTTAGGGTCTACTTTTTTTACTTCTTCTGACACACATCAACAGCAAGGCTCTTTTATTTATCTAAAAGGTATTGTTTTTCATTTTCGTATATTTGACGCTGACCTGTCTTAAGTTCCCATGCATATACTAAGTCAGGAATTAACCACTGGTCCACCCTAATACATTGCTCCCAGTTGACAGGATGAGCACAACTCACTACTACAACAGCAAAGAATGCCTTAACGTGGATCCAGATGGTAAACATTACTCTTTAATATATCCGAAGTCTACCAGATACTTACGGGTCAATGGAGTTGGTTCATATACTTCCCACATTTTACCACCAGCACAAGCAGCAAGAGCATTCATTGTCATGTGTTCAGTTCTACCTGCCCAACCTGCTTCTGCTTCCCAAGGAACAGCAGACTCAGGATATGTACGTTCTGCCATAACACGCCAGATCATGGGAACTTCATCCTCTGGTTTGATAATAGCAATCAAACTATTATCAATAGTCCCTGCCATACAATCTTGTGCAGCGTGCCATCCTTCATGACGCATAACCATCATCAATGTACCAGGATCGCCCATGAAGTTCTTGTTTAGAAAGAAGTTATTAGAGACAGTATGATACACACCACGATGTCCTACTGGAAAATACTTCTCGTCAGCAAGGAATACATTAACTCCAATCTCATTCAAAGAGTGAAGCATGTTATGAAACTCACCAGTGACACTAGTAAATTCTTCAGTGTTATCATACTGCGATGAGATGTCGAGCATAGAGTATACTTTCTCAACACCATCAGTGCATTCACCAAGGAGCATACATCCCATGGCATCCATAGAATTATATCCTTTAGTGATCTTATGATCATCAGCAAGAATATTTACTGTTGTTTCTTCTGGATGATGGTGTGGACTAGTAAGTTGATGTGCTACAGCAGGGGTTGCTGTAAGCAGCAAGGCTAGTAAAAGTTTTTTCATAATTAGTTTTGAAAAGTTTTAATGAAATATTCAGCGTCGATTACTACCAGAGGTTTCTTACCATTTTTTTTGATAACAACTATTGGTTCATAATCTCCACAATTTGCAGCAGATTGCTCGTAGGCATCCCAGATATTGAGTTTCTCTACATTCTTACATTCTATACTATGGGGGAACTTTTGTCTAGCTGCCCTCGCCATAATTAAGTCTTCTCCACCTGCACCCATAGAACGAGACTCAATATCTTCAGGGTGAACATTTAAATGTTCGATCAATTTATCTCTTACCCACTGCTGTAACTTCCTACCCTTTGCCTTAGCAGATTGTGGTTTCATAAAAATACCCCCATCATATGATGAAGGTATTTAGATTACATCAGAGGGTCATCCCACGGATCTGGTATCTGTACTTTATTGCCTGTAAATGAAACGCTTGACCTAGACTCATCGGTCCTAACCTCAGAAGTGTATACTCTTCGTCTGTCAGTTTCGGATCTGCTAATGCTAACAGTTTCCATTGTGGTGGTGTTTTCACAATTGAAAATCAGCGAAAGTATCTTTCTTAACATCCTGCTTAATTCCTCCAACAATGTAACTTTCATTCTCAGTTTCCTGAGGTGCTACCTGAAGACCTTTAGAAGAGATCCAATGCTCAGTCCATGGTAATGGATTATTCTTAGCAGCAACATCATAAATTGGTTTCAAACCGATTGCTTTCATGCGACGGTTAGCAACCCACTCAACATACTGTGTAAGAAGTTTAGCATTGAGACCGATCATAGAACCTTCTTTAAAAAGATAGTCAGCCCAGACACGTTCCTCACTTACCGCTGCCTCAAATGCTTGATAGACCCACTGCTCTTCTTCTTTAGCAATTCTAACCATGTCTGGGTCGTCTCCCTGAGTCCACTTATTAATAATGTTTTGTGTAAGAACAAGATGTTGGTTTTCGTCTCTTGCGATGAGAGAGATAATTTTAGCGGATCCCTCCATGAGTTTAAGCTCTCCAAAAGCGAATGAACACGCGAACGAAACATAGAACCTGATACCTTCGAGGATGTTGACATTGACTACAGCGCGATAAAGTTTACGCTTCAGTTCATACAGATCGTATTCAGCAGAAGGAACTCCCTCAAGAGCATGTTCCCACTGATTACCACTTCCATATGCCTGAGCATGGTTGATGAAATCATCATACGCACCTGTGACTGTTTCGGCGCGTGATAATATCATATCATCTTCCAGGATCGTGTCAAGCACTTCTGCTGGATCAGCATAAACATTTTTAATGATATGCGTATATGAACGACTGTGGATCATCTCCATGAAACCCCAGACTTCCATACATGCTTCCAGTTCAGGCAGAGAACAGTATGGAATGAATGCCATACCAGGAGCACGACCCTGAACTGAGTCAAGCATGATCTGATACTTCAAATTAGAAGTAAAGATATGCTTTTGTTCTGGACGCAATGATTGATAATCACCACGATCTTTCTGCAAAGAAACCTCTTCAGGTCTCCAGAAGTATCCAAGTTGTGTCTGAGTAAGTTTATCGAACACTGGATACTTATAAGTATCATAACGTTGAACACCAAGAGGAGCACCGAAGAACATCGGTTGCTTCTTAGTATCAACTTTATCTTTATTGAATACAGTCATACCACGAACTGTGGTATTAGTATCGCTAGATCCTACTCTAAAGTTTACAGGACTCACAGTCTTCCTCCTCGGTGTTTTCTATACTTGAAATTAAACTTTCTAAACTCTGCTTCACATCTTCCTGATATTCATCAGTCTTGATGTCGTATGTATTCTGATAATAAGAAGTCTTCCAACCATACTTGTAAGTAGTAAGGAAGTCTTGTGCCATTACTGAAACTGGAACCTCATTGTTATCAAACTTTTCTGGATTATAAGACCAGTTACCACTAATTCCTTGATCGAAGAACTTTTGCATAACAGCAACAATCTTAATGTATCCAGCATTAGATGCCATATCCCATAAGAGTGTGTAGTTATTCTTCAGTGTAGTGTACTGTGGAACAATTTGCTTAAGAACCCCCTTCTTGGATTTTTTAATGGACAGATAAGCTCTTGGCGGTTCAATTCCATTGGTTGCATTTGACACAACGGAACTACTCTCCGAAGGCATCTGTGCGGACAGAGTGCTGTGTCTGAGTCCGAACTCATTGATAGATGCGCGAAGACTCTCCCAATCATAATTGTAATGCGGTGATACGATACTATCTACATCGGTCTTATATGTATCAATTGGAAGAATTCCATCAGAATATTTGGTCCTATGGAATGCTTCACATACTCCTTTTTCTTTAGCAACTTCATTAGAAGATTTCAAAAGGAAGTATTGGAATGCTTCAGTCAATTCATGAACTAAATTCCATGACCCCTGATCATCATAGTGCTCGCCGTTACGAGCGAGGTAATGTGCTAAACCAATAAATCCTACCCCTAATGATCTTCTCGCCTTTGTAGAGCGTTCTGCAGCGACTACAGGGTATTTCTGATAGTCGATTAGTTCTTCTAAACTACGAACAGAAAGATCACATAGTTCTTCCATCTCAGAAAGTTTATGAATCTTACCTACATTGACAGCAGAAAGAATACAAAGAGCAATCTCACCATCAGGATCATCGATATGAGTAAGTGGTTTAGTTGGAAGAGTGATCTCCTGACAGAGATTACTCATGTAAACAGGATCCTTAAAGGAAGAGTGAGTGTTGCAGTGATCGATATTCATAATGTAAATACGACCGGTCTCTGCTCTCTCTTTCAGAAGATCCAGAATTAATTCCTGTGCCCCGATAGTTTTTCTTGGAACAGCATCATTGAGTTCATGCATCCGATATAGAGTGTCAAAGTCATCAGTACCAAAAGCATCATACAAACCTGGTACGTCATGCGGTGAGAAGAGGCTAATGTCTTCATTTGCAATGAAACGTTCGTAGAAAAGTTTTGAAATTTGGATTGAGTAGTCAAGTTTCCTCACTCGGTTGTCTTCTGTACCCTTATTGTTCTTAAGAACTAGGATGTCTTCTATTTCTTGGTGCCAGATTGGGAAGTGTACCGTAGCCGATCCACCGCGTATGCCATTCTGAGTACAACATCTGACAGTTGCTTCAAATTTTTTGAGGAATGGGACAACACCTGTGTGCTGTACTTCTCCCCCTCGGATCTTAGCGTTGATGCCACGGATTCTGCCTGCGTTGATACCGATTCCTGCACGTTGAGCAACATACTGGCCAATCGCCATGTCACTAGAAAAGATGCTATTGAGGGTGTCATCGCTATCAATAAGAACACAGCTAGCAAACTGTCGAAGTGGAGTTCGCACCCCTGCCAAGATAGGTGTGGGAACGTTGATCTTGTGTTTGCTGATTGCGTTGTAGTATCTTCTGACATAATCGAGACGAGTCTCCTGAGGATATTCTGCGAAAATTGTAGCAGCAACTAACAAGTATGCATACTGAGGAGTTTCATACATTGCTTGTGAACTCCTATCTTGGACGAGATACTTATCAACTACCTGACGAAGACCAGCGTAGGTAAACAAGTAGTCACGACCATGATCCAGATATGAATGAATTTTTTCCCACTCATCATCAGAATATTTAGTCACTAATTCAGCATCATAGATGCCACGTTCGATACCTTCATTCAAATGTTCTTTGAGATCAGGAAATCCATGCTTCCAATCATCACCAAATACTTGCTTATAAAGACCAAACAATAATAGACGTGCTGCTACAAATTGATAGTTTGGATTATCCAAAGAGATAAGATCACTAGCAGAACGAACAAGGATCTCTTGAATTTTATCAGTAGGGATGCCATCATAAAATTGAATTCCTGAGTTCATTTCTACTTGACTTGCAGAAACTCCGGCAAGATTATGACAAGCACATTCAACCATCGAATGAATTTTATCCAGGTTCAGTGGTTCAATTTCACCACTGCGCTTAACAACTTTGATACCGTTACTCATACTTTCTTCCAGGCGTTTAATTTAATGATTGCTTCTAGTCCTTGGTAGGTATTACATTCTACCAGATTTTGCACGTTGTGTCCAGACATTTTCATGTCATTGATATCTTTCTGTATCAAAGTTCCAGGCCATATAACGATACTATTCCCTGATGAGATAAGTTTCTCGTATTTGGCAACGATCTCTTTGTTCCGTGGTTCATTGTCCAGAACATAAACGAGATTGTTGAACTGAGTGTCATCCAACGTAACGTCAGATCCACACATGGCGATGGCATTTGATAAGAATAAGGAATCAAATGGTCCTTCTGTGACATATATTTTCTTTGAGTTGTTTACGCGATCAAGTCCAAATAATTTAGGATATGATTTATCTAAAATTGTAGTGATATATCGCAGTTTAGTATTTTTATCTAGCGACCTTCCCTGATGCCCAAACACCTTGCCATCACTAGACATTAAGGGGATGACAATCCTAGATTCTTTTTGGTTATTACTGAGTTTTGCCCAAGCATTGAAGTCCTCTGCGTAGTAAAAAATTGAGAATAAATCCTCTGGAATTTGGCGCTGACTTAAGTATACTTTTGCGGGATGTTCTTTATTTAGAGTTTCAACTTTTTTAAGATCTGAGAATATATCTTTCTTAAATACTGGAGATGGAATTTTAAAATCCGGCACTGCAGTATTAGATCCCTTACCAGTGAGACCTTCTTTATATCGCTCCATGATGTACTCATCGTGAAGCAACATATCATTATCTTTTAAGAAATTTGTAAACGTTCTGCCGATGCCACAGTTGTGACATTTAAAAAAGTAATCATTACGTTTCCGATAAAAATAACCCCTAGTTTTATTGCGATGCTTCTGTGAGTCACCGCAGTAGGGGCATCTGAATGTATACAGATCTGATTTCTTTTTAGCAAACTTTACAAGTTGAGGCGAGATAAGATTAATATACTTCGCATCAATGAAATTCATACTATAGGGGCGAGTTGCTTCACCTCACTATAGCAGCTTGCCAGTTCCCTGTCAACGATGGTTGAGGCAACTGATTCATTGTAGGCATACCACCAAAAAAGTCCGATACCTTAAGCAGGATGACTGCTGCTGTAGCAACGCCAACACTTACCCAACGGAAACGAGAGAGTTGCTCTACTCTATCTTCTACTTTATCAATCTTATCTTCTACTTTTTCAATCAGTTTAATTAATGCAGTACTATTCTTGTCAACTTCGTCTAATCTATTTTCATGACGTTCTAGAATGATTGCCACTCTATTACTATTCTCAGATATGGATGTAA